TTAAAGGAAGGGCCGACAACTTCTTGTCAGATGTCCGTATTCGATTTGGTGTCGATGACTTTAAGGTTCTTCTGGATGAAACGACAACTACAGCGGATCTGATTGATCGTAATATCATGTATGCCAAGATCTTTATTAAGCCTACAAGGGCAATCGAGTTCATCGCGATTGATTTCATCATTACACGCTCAGGGGCTTCGTTTGAAGATTAAAAATAAAGGAGAGTTCTTTTCTAGTTGTTCACTAGTTAGAATATAACAGGAGATATAATATGTCATTTAAAGAATTAGCCGGCAAGGAAACTGGGTTTTGGACCAATAGTCCGGGGAAGGATCCCAAAAGAGCATTTAGATTTCAGGTGGAGATCGGTGAGTCAGGCGTATTATGGTATGCGAAAAAAGCAGAGAAACCACAAGTTTCGTTCACCGAATCAACTCATAATTATCTGAATCACACATATTATTGGCCGGCCCGTGCAGAGTGGAACGAAGTTACCATTACTTTGGTCGACCCGGTTGATCCCGACTTGGCTAGCCAAATGGTGGACGCTATTTTTGGAATGGGGTATGTTATTCCTGGCGGGATCGCCGGACCCGAAAACTTTATGACGATATCCAAGCAGAGGGCAGTTGAACAGTTTGGCGGCGGGACACCCCAGACAACAGATGATGTTAGAATAATCCAGATTGATGAAAACGGCGCGCCCCTGGAAACCTGGACCCTCAAGCACGCTTGGATTAAAGAGGTTACTTTTGGCGAGTTGGATTACGGGTCAGAGGATCTGACCGAAATGACGGTTAAGTTCCGATATGATTGGGCTCAATTTGAATCTCCGTCGACGGCGGGCACAGCCTACTGGGCCCCCGGTGTGACCCCTGTCTAAGCAAACATGTGAGACTTAAATAATGGCACCATTAAAGGGTGGATTTTGGACAGATAGCGCGAACCTAAAGTTCGAACCCAAAATGCAATACCGCTTCTATGTGACGATTGGCGGTATGGCCCTGGAAGACAAGGCCGGACGCCGACCTCCCGACCATGCCAATGACGAGTACTCGGACACAGATATAGTATGGTATGCTAAGACCGTTGATAAGCCGGGCTATACTCTTGCTGTTCTGGGCAAAGATCAATTAAATCTTGGTGCGGACTACGGTGATTACAAGCCAAGAATTTCCAAGCCACGGTTCAAACCAATTACAATGACGCTGATTGACCCAACCTACCCTAATGCTACAAGAAAATTATTGCGTTGGCTAAGAAGAACAGGCTACAATGATAGAAATTTGCAGGCGCATTCCAACTGGCAAAGCCAATGGCAGAATGAAAGTACTTTCAAACAATCCGTCGGTCCTGTACGAATATCCCAATTAAATTCCGACGGCCAGCCGCTAGAGATGTGGACTCTTTGGGATGCATTTCCGGAAGAAGTTGATTTTGGAAAGTTAGATTATTCGAGCAACGATCCTGTTGAGATTACAATAAAATGGATATATTCAACTTTTAAATGTAATATGTATGATCCTTACGGAGTTGAAGAAGCTTTTGAATATTTTAATTCGCCGAACAGCGCAAATCTGAATGAGGACATGGGAAAAACTGCCTGTGAGCAGGCCTGGGACGCTCTCGGCGAAGACAAGCCAGAGGATAGTTCTGGAAATTTCTATACATTTGAAACTTGGAAAGCAGCCAAGGCGACGGATCCGACGCACGCTTGCTATGTCAAGCCAAAAAAAGATTAACTTAATAAGAGGAAATAATGAGAGATAATAGTAGAAGGACTTCAGCCGCAGCAGATCCCGCACCTGCCGTAGCGGAAGTCCAGAATACGTTGGACTTTTCAACCCCAACAGAAATTGTAGATTTGCCCTCAAAGGGCAAGTTTTACCCCGAAGGGCACCCCCTTCACAACCAAGAAACCATTGAAATTAAGTTTATGACAGCGAAGGATGAAGATATTCTTACTTCGCCAACTTTACTTAAGAAAGGTTTGGCAGTTGATCGCTTTTTACAAAATGTTATTATAAATAAGCGAATTAACATCAATACCCTTTTGTCTGGTGACAAGAATGCTATTCTTGTTGCCTCACGAATCAATGGTTTTGGTGCGGATTATACAACGAAAGTGACATGTCCTGCATGTATGACGGTATCTGAAAATACCTTCGATCTTTCAGAGGTTCAGGAATATCTCGGAGATAATTTCGAAGATCATGATGTTTCTCCTACCGAACATGGAACTTTTGTTGTAAAACTTCCTAGAACAGCGCTTGAAGTTGAGGTTCGTTTATTAACCAGTAGAGATGAAAATGAACTCGCGGCTAAAATAAAGCAAAACAAAAAGCGCTCTGTACATGAGACTAACCTAACAGATCAATTAAGAAAGATTATTCTTTCTGTTAATGGCGTTGATGAATTGAAAGTTATAAATCAATTCCTTGCCAATTTACCTGCCTTTGACTCTCGATACCTTCGCGCAGCCTACCTTCGGGTGGTGCCAGGCTTAGACATGACACAAGATTTTATTTGTGACGCGTGTGGATTCGAGAAGGAGGTAGATATCCCATTGACCGTGGATTTTTTTTGGGCTAAACAATGAATACATTGCTAGTGTCTACGAAGAGTTGTTTCTTCTAAAATATCATGGAAACTGGTCTTTTATGGAGGCTTATAGTCTTCCAATAACGATTCGTCGGTGGTTCCTTGAAAGGCTAGTTGAGCAGTTTAAGAAAGAAAACGAAAAGTACGAAGAAGCAAAGAATAAGTCTAAACCCGGAAGACGTTAATGTCTTCCGGTCTTTTTGCTATTATAAACTATTTATAACAAGGAGAACGTTGTTAATGGATAGCCTTAATGAAGAAATCAATGTAGTCTTGGAACAATCGCTGGATGAAATCTTCGGCATTGGGAAGCCTCGGTCAAAGGCCAGCCGATGGAAATATTATAAAAGATCCGGAGGGCGCCCCGCGGCCCCGTCGCCCGAAGAAGACGAAGAGGTCATCGACGACCCAGACGAGATGCCCACGGAAGACATCCCGGCGGGTGAACGCACAACAACCGAAGATCTCACTAAATTACCGAAAGAAACTCTAAACGAAGACAAACTAGCACCAATCATAATTGACTTTAATCAATTAAGAAAAGAAGAACTAAACGAAAGCTTCTTAGCCATGTTTGGTGGGTGGGTTGAACACATCTTAGGGGCCATGTTTGGAAATACCTCTATTCCAGTGTCTGTTCGTGGTAATAGGCGTGAGGTCGAGTCGTTTGCTCGCACTATTGGCAGTGAAAAGAACTATCTTGAGTCAGCCAGGAGGCACGGATTAGACCACCCAATGACTTACAAAAACAAGGCCAAGCTAGATGGCGCAGTTAAAGGCTTTGAAAAGGATACGGGCTTAAAATGGCCGTTCAAGTAGGAGGATTTTAGATGGCGTCTAAAGAAGATCTAAGACTTCAGAAGTTAGCGCAGGCACACCGCGCAGCCGGTGAGCTAGCGGAAATCACGGACGAAATGGCGGCCGCCGAAGCGCGCTTGGCAGAAGCCCATGCCAAGTCCCTATCGACGGCCGAGGGTAGGCTAAAAGCACAGAAGAAGCTTGTTGCAGAGTTAGCAGAAGAATTAGCGATACTTGAAAAGATAGGGAAGGAAGGCGTTGCAATAGCCGGCGTCGACCGGAAGAAGCTCGCCGCGCAACGCGAAGCAATTGAGCTTATGAGGCAATCCGGCGAGTCAAATGCTAAAGAACTTGCGATGATGGAAGCTCGCATTGATGGCATCGAAGCCGGAATGGATGCATCGGCAAGTGCCGTCAAGAGATTTACTGGCATTACTGGTGAAGCTAATTCCTTAATGGGGAATCTGGCCCTGAATGGAACGGCCTTTATAGAGGGCATGGTCTCGGGCTCAAAAGAAATTATAAATGCACAGGCTGCTATAGCCTCAGCAGTTGACAAAGCATCAGAGTTACTGATTACTAGTACAATAGCACTGGCCAAAGCACAAGATACAGCATTAGTAAATTTTAAGAAAACAACTGGCGCAACTAACGAATTTGACAAAGGGATCATGGAACTAGAACGTGATTTCGTTAAATATGGTATTTCTGCTGACGAAGCGGGACAGGTTACCCAAGCTTTATTTACGACTGTTACAGATTTTACTAATATGAGCGGCACACAACGTAAAGAGCTAACTGAAACAGTGGCCGTCTTGAACGAATTGGGCGTTTCAGCGGAGACTTCCTCAAAAAATATTCAATTTGCAATAAAAGTGCTTGGCAAGAGCGGCAAACAGGCCGAAAAGCTCCAAAGAGAATTGTTTACTTTCGCTCAAGAGCTTGGAGTATCAGCAAGCCAGATATCCGACGATTTTGCCACTATGGCTCCACAAATCGCTGCAATAGGATCGAACGGCGTTGATGCGTTCAAGAAGCTTCAAGTACAAGCAAAGAGCACAGGATTAGCCCTTTCTGAGTTGCTGGATATTGTTAATAAATTTGATACGTTTGATGCAGCAGCCCAATCTGTCGGAAAACTAAACGCTTTGCTCGGAGGGCCATATTTAAATACTTTGGAATTGGTTGCCGAGACAGATCCATCAAAGCGATTTGAGTTGCTTAAACAAGGCGTTGACGCTGCCGGCAAATCTTTTGAGACAATGGAATATTATGAAAGAAAAGCTCTTGCCGCGGCAATAGGGATCAACGAACAACAATTGGCCATGATGATGCGTGGAAGTTTTAGTTTAATAAAACAGCCAGTAAAAACAGCAGAAGAATTGGAAAAGATGGCCCAGCGAACACAAGAATTTAATACATTAGCAGAGGAAATGACACAAGCATTTATGGCGATGGCCTTAGCCGGCCGGCCTTTTCTTCTTCTTCTTAAAGACGCTGCTCAGTACGTTCAAGACAATGCCATGTTCTTCCGTGTTTTGGCCACCGCCGTTTTGGTTGGGGGCACAGCACTTGGCATATACATCTCCATGCAGGCCATGGCCACCGCTATGCAAGTCAAGGACATCATCGCGAAAAGCACATCAGTTATAGCAACGCTTTCCCAAACAAAAGCGACGGGCGGACTGGCAGCCGCAAACTGGACTTTAACTTCATCGATGTTGCCGCAGATGTTAATATGGGGCGCCCTTGCCGTCTTTATCGGCCTGATAGCTTACATGCTCTGGACCAGTTCTGGGTCTCCAGGGCTTATCACCATACTTGGGATAACAGCACTAGCCTTTGTGGGAATGGGTATCGCTGCTAATGTGTTTGGTTTTTCAATTGCGGGAGCTTTACCATTTATCTTGGCCTTTGCTGCTGCTATTTTAATGGTCGGGGCCGGAATAGGAATGGCCTCCGCTGGCCTAGCTGCACTAGTCTCTTCATTAAACGAATTCGGCACAGGTCTGGCAGAAAGCATGCTAATAACCGCCATGGCAATAAAGAGTATTGTTGAGGATATCAATGAACTAGATACGGTCAAGACAATCGCACTCGGAGGTGTTATGGTTGCAACCGCCGTTGCAGCCCCAGCAGCAGCCCTAGCGGCCGTCGGAACAGCAGCCGTGACAAGGGGCGCGGAAGCCATCGGCGCCACAGGAGCCCCGGCAGCAGCCCCTGCCGCTGCCGCTGCCATGGGCCCGCCCCCGGTGATTAACATCAGCCTGAACATTGACGGCTCAGAGTTGGCTACAGTTGTTAACTCGGTCGAGGTAGAGAAATATACAGGTGGCAAGCCAAGCAAGCTTTATTCTACTGTTATTGATATGATTGAGCAGGGATTTGTCAAAGGTACCTAGTTATAACAAGGAGGGCTTGTAGGTGGCGTTAACATTTAGCATTACTCATCTTGCAACAGGGATGAGAGTAAATTTCAGGTCATTTGGCTTAACGGAATTTCAAGACACGCTAGAAACAAAATATAATACTGAAAATGTATTTGGTCGCATGGATCCCATTACAACATATCAGGGAACATCAAGAAAAATAGGCGTTGGTCTGCTATTAAGCGCAACAGGCCTCACCACAGGACAAGCGGAGGTTCAGCATCAGAAGATATCGAGATTGATGAGAATGCAATATCCGACATACGAAAAAGCAGATAATGCTTTATCGTTATCTGCTCCCCCTCTAGTTGCAGTAAGCTTTGCCAACTATATTCGTTCTGGAATCGGTGGTGCACTGTTATGTGCTATGAATGGTTTTACTTATACGCCAAAAGTTGGTATGCAAGCATTAGATTCTCCATATATAGTCTTTGGTGGCTTTGCGGCCGGTACACCCGATGAACCCGTCGGAAAAACTCGCCACAACGCGACGACCTTCGAAATTTTGCCCACAGCAATAACATTAAAGTTTAATTTTACAGTGCTTCATGAACAACCCATGGGTTTCGCTTCCTCCGACGTATTGCTACCCGGCCTGTCGGATCCGTGGTCGTCTTCACAAATGGATGGCGAAGGAATGACATTTACTGGCGGACCCGATTTCGGCCCAGGCAAACCCCTCCTCTCTCCGGCCGCCCAAACGGCGGCCGACAAAGAAGCGGCCGCTGAGCCGGCCGAACTCACTGAAGAAGAACAGGCCTCACGCGAACAAATTTGGCAACAAAGGATTTTTGGTGAATAACAATGCCTAGACACGGAACAGAATCTTTAATAAAGAATGAAAATGAGCTATATGAAGAGTTCTTCGAAGAAAGAGGAGTAAATCACATAACTCACTATACAACCCCTCGTTGGCCTCCTTTAACAACCAGTGTGAGACTAAAATTAACAGAAATTGGTCATACATGGACTCTAGGCGATAGATATTGGAAATTAGCCAATAGATATTATGGCAATCCTAAGTTATGGTGGGCAATTGCTTGGTATAATCAAAAGCCTACTGAAGCTCACTTGAAAGCAGGCGACAAAATATTTATACCTCAGCCGATAGATAAAGTATTATCTTTTTTCGGCTATGGATCCATGTAAAAGGATAGACTATGGCCAAAACAACCCCAACTGAATTAGCAGCTAGCGTTGACGTATTGCTGGACGACGTATATGAAAAGTATGAGCTTAGTGCTACCACTGGGTGGACAGATACCCGTTTCGATGAGGCTGTCGCCGCACAGTTTCGCCGAGAACAAGCAGTATTAGATAGAATCTATGAACTCAATGCGAAAGAAATAGGTGGCGCGGAGCTTTCTACGGATCCCAAGAGCGAACAGGGCAACGAAGTTGAAGAACGCGACAAATTAATTGATGCCGCGACAGAGATCGCTCAGGCCCGCGCTGGCTCTGGTTTGGAAGATCAAGAACTTTATGAATCGATGGGCGTCACCAACCCAGAGCATAATCCGCTTGCCGAACAGACATTACGTGATTCACAACGCCTTGCCGACGCCGAGGCTGCCGAAAAAAGGCAGCTTAAAGCATCAAAAGAGATCGATCTAACCGCCGGCGCAGCAGGTGAGGGCTCGGCTATTGTTAGAGCAGCATATCAATGTTTTTTGCTTTGGAATATACAATATTTTTCTACTTTTCACAAAATGTTTTTACTCGGATCCGGTCCAAACTCCCAATGGATATCCGATTCGGGGTATGAAAAACCGGTACGGGCTACCGGTGATGATCAAGGTATACCAGAGATCCGAACAAAAGGATATTGGAGCCCTGTGCTCGAAGAACCAAGAATGCTACTTGCCAAAGAAGATAAATATTCTTCAGCTATGATAAATAGATTAAATATATGTCCTGGTAATGAAGACTTTTCAAATATTAAAAATCACGAGCATGCTCAATTAGCCCCGCTGCTGAAAATTTATAAGTTAGTTCGCGAACCCACGGGCGCGCCCACCGCGGCCGTCGAAATGGAATTTTCTAACAGCACATCACAATACTCTATAGTAAACAAGCTCATCACAGAGCCAGCTATAGGTCTTCCGTTGATCGGCCCTCAAGCACCAGGAGATTCAATGTGGGATCGGGCCCGCAACAAGGGTTCCGAATGCGGAATTCAGTCTTTTGATTGGACTTTCTTGGGCACCGACCCCTTCACCGCTACCAGGGATGTAGAAGCTAAATTAAAGATCTTTTTTCAGCATTTTTCTAGTTTGGTCGAATCACGATCAGGAAAAAATATTCTAGCTCCTCCAGACACACCCGAAGATGAATTAAATACCTCATACCGTTATATAGATTTAATAGTTCAGCCAGATTGCCGAAAGAAAAGAAAACCAGAAGACCCACCCGATTACGGTACGCCTACAAGTGCCACACACCAGGGAGAATGTTATGAGATAAGGGTTGACGTCGGGTATTACGATCCGCCAGGAGAATCCCCCTGGTTATCGCCCGAAGTCCGAGACGCCATTTGCTGCCAAAGAGATGCTCTTTATTTGACTCCGGTTGATCATCAGTTCGATTTCAGCCCCGATGGTACAATGCAATTAACAATAAATTACCGCGGCCGCCTGGAAAACATGACAAAAGATAGGATTTTTAATGTTCTGGTACCCGGCGGCGGATTTGTCAAAATCTTTTTTGCGGATCCAGATACCGGATCCGGGATAAGCATACAAGCCATAGAGGAAGCGCTTAAAACAGCGAGAGCAGACGAAGATCAGGAAGAGATTAAAAGGCAAGAAAGACGAAGAGGCTTCTTTTACGCCGTGTCTAGACAATATTTTTATAATGGGATTCTGAACAGGTTGAATGAACTGAAAATGATTTTTCATTACCAGATAGCCCCGGATGTTTTTCAAAGCTTTTCTCGCTGGGCAGATAAATCATATGGCGATGCTAGCCTTCCAGATCCAATTGGTGTCCCGTCCACCGGATGGCCCGGCAATGGCTCGGTCGAGGAAGCGAGGACAAATTATAAAGCCCCGGCGGATCCGTCAGGCGATGCCGATATTAACTCTAATATGTCGGGATATCTTGACAGCGCTTCTTTTAAAAATCGTCTTGCTAATTCATCTGAAAGTAATCTTTATAAGGTTGACTATTTTTATTTAGGTGATTTAATAGGGGTGGTCGTAGCTAGTACCTTGGGAGATGCAATCATTAATAGCACTGTCGACTCCGGCCTTGCTTACTCCTCCGTAGAAACCGTAAGTGTTAAAAGCCTTGACGAGTATGAACTCTCGGAGACTGGATATAGAGACGTAGTCGACAGGTTTAAAATAATACTTGGAAATATTAATGTTGTCTTTCCAGGCGATGACGAGCCTACTTCTATAAACTTGGCACATATTCCTATTTCTTTAGATGCCTTTCAAAGTTTTATGGTTAAAAATGTTTTATCAAAAAATATATTATTTTATTCCTTATTTGATTTTTTGAACGATGTAGTTTCAGATTTGGTTACACATATGTTTAGTGCTGAAT